CACCCCAAGGGCAAGCAGGTTGATGGGACCTCTTAAAAGAAAACCATCAAGATCATTACCTGTAAAGTGATGATGGTGCTTTTTCCTTCTTTTAACACACCTTAAACTCTCTTGGGATGGAACATGAATTACTGTGGAATTGACGTCGGATTTTCAGGTGCTATTGCAGTGCTGAATGAAGAAGGGAATATTCTTCAGACCATTGATATGCCCATCATTGAGGTGGGGAAAAAACGTGAACTTAATGAGCCTAAAATACGTGGGACATTAGAAGGTTTCAGACCTCTCTGTGTGGGCATCGAAAAGGCTCAGGTGATGCCGGGGCAAGGCATATCATCTTCAGGCCGTTACATGGCATCCTACGGCTTTTTAAGAGGTATTTGTGTTGGATTAAGGCTGGAATATCAGCTCATACATCCAAGGACATGGAAGAAGGTAATGATGCCCGATATGCCAAAGGAAAAAGAGGCAAGTATTATGAGAGTTGGGCAGCTTTATCCTGACGTTATTCTTACACGGAAAAAGGATCATGGCATTGCTGATGCCATCCTGATTGCAAGATACCTCAAGGACACTACAGGGTGACTACAGGGTGACTACAGGGAGACTACATGGAAGTAATGAAAAATTGGCATAAAACAGGGATTATATGCAAAGCTAATATATTTACTGGTGAGGGGGAGGTACAAATTCTCTACCAATTTCATGGTCTTGACCCACTCATGAAAGCTGATCTATTGAGTGACTGGTACCATGACATTGAGGAGCTGTATAAAAAGGCCCTAGAAGATTTGAAGATTCAAAATGCCAGCTAATCCCAACTTTGAAAAGAACTACAACGAAAACGATGCCCGTGCTAAAAAGGCACTGAGGGATTATTTAGATTCAAAGGGAATCCCAACTGTGGTCCATGAGGATTACGGCCCGGACATCAAGGCCAGTCTTGAGGTGTTCTATGAGGTGGAAATAAAGAAAAGCTGGGAAGGAGACTGGAATGAAAATTGGGATACAGTAAGAATACCTGCCAGAAAGAAAAGGCTAATGAAGAACGGCAGGAGAGTTGTGTTCTGGGTTATGAATAATGACTGCACCCAAGCATTCCGTGTTTATTCCTCTGAAATGAAGGATGAATATATAAAGCCCGTTCCAAATAAATTCGTGCCAGAAGGGGAATTATTTTACTGCCTGCCTGTAGAGGTAGGGGCTTTTATATCACTGGAGCAGTGAGTGAAGCAGACTCGTGGCACCTGCACCAGCAGCAGATCGTTGGAGAAGTCCTGACCTCATTTTATTTTTAAGCAACTTATTTGTAAAATCACTTTCTTCCATGCTTTTTGCTATTGGTCCTGTTACTACATTACCTCGATTTTTTCGTGCTCCTTGAGTAGCTAATTTCTCACCTGCCACATCTAATTTGGCTGCTCTCCTTGCTCCACCACCTATTTCAGTTAACTGCTGTGCCACACCAGCAGGATTCCGATTTGCCACATTTGCAGCAAAACGTATTCCTTGACCTAGCTCCTCTTCAGCAGCATCGGATGCCAGCTTCTCAGCAGTTTGTGATCCTGCCAGTGTTATATTCTTAATATCAACAAAGCCACCTAATAATTCTGTCTGCCGTATAAACCTGTTTCTTTTTACCTCGTCAGGTATCAGGAGTTCCAGCTTACGTTTGTTCTGTTCGTTCCAGAAAAACTGTGCCATGCCCTTTGGGTTTACACTTGAATCTTCTATCTTTTTGGAAAGGGTATTAAAGGCAGCATCTTGGAATGCTTTCTTCTCGGACTCAGTTTTTAGTTTTGTTGAGTGCTCATAAATCTTGTCAAAGGCATCCTCACTGTCGAATAGCTTCTGACCCATTTCTGATGCCTCTTTTAATTCCATGCTGCCAGCATAGACATCTCTGGCCCGTTTATAGTCTCCATTATATTCTTCAATCACATCAAGCATATCGTTCTTATGCCTGTTCATTGAAGATGACATTGCTCTTATATTTGCATTTGGATGTAATATAGCATTGCTCCCGAATTTAGCATTGAGAGCTTTTTTAACTTTATCAAGTGCATATATTGGGAACTCGTGTCCTTCTGGGAATCCTGTTTCTACAATTTTCTTTTTACCATTGGGCAACTTTATCTCTTTTGTTGGAATGGCATCTAGTATAACTGATCTGGGATGATCGTGTTTAGCTAATTTTATTGCATTTTTGTATGCCTGTTTAAATTCTGGCAGTTTAAAAAGCTCATTTAATCTTGGGTCTGCTACAGTTCTAAAACTCTTTGTGCCCTCTTCGTAGAAAGCAGTATCATAAACTTCATTGGAAATTAATTTTGAATCGGCACGGTGCTTGTCTGCTGATTCTTTTAAAGATTTACGTGTTCCCCCAGTGGCATCCTGAAGAAAGTCAAACAGCCTTTGACGGACATTGTTGGCACGTTTAACCAGCTTCTCTTCAACCTCAGAAGGCAACTTATCACCATATCTCATAACGGTGCCAGCAAGGTTTTTGCCCTTCTTCTTCATTAGGTCAAGCATCATTACTTCATCACCCAGACCATGATTAACATAATCATCCAGCAACTGTTCCCTCATCATATATGTGTTGCCATCCTTTAAGTTTATTTCTTCAATGGCCTGCTCCCCTTGTATCTCAGCTTTTGAAAGGCCCTCCCCCGGGGGTTTAACTTTACTGGTCTTTTTACTCAACCATTCCCTGACTGGAGTGGTCAATTTCTTAGTGACATATTTAGCTACTGGTACTGCCAGCTCTCCTCCAACACCCCCAATTACACCAAGCCCCATACCTATAATTGGGTTTTCACCTTTTGCAGCAGCCAGTGAACCACCTTCAGCCAGACCTGCTGTGCCGTGCAGGGTTCCACCCTTTAAAACATTCCTGACATTTTGTCCTGCAACTGGCATCAGTGATGGCACCTTCTGGACCACGTTTTTAACTACTGCTGGTGCGGTAGCCATTATCCCTGCCATCTCTGTACCCATTGCCAGATTTGGGTTTTCCTCCTCAAACTGCTTTGTCCTTGCCCTTTCGTGTTCCAATGATTCATCCCATGTCATGCTTTCTGAATCGTCTTTCCAAGGCATGTTTGACCCAGCCCATCTTCCTAATCCACGAGCATATATGGAAAGGCCACCAGTGGCCCCGGAAATTAAATTTTCTCCAGCTTTATTCAATGTTGAATCTTTGTCAAAAATTTGTTTAAATCCCAAACCTAAATTTTTATTAGTTTCCACCTGTCTCTGCTTATCAACTGCCTTTTCAAAAGATGCTGGGGTGTAACCACGTTTTCTCAAAAAACCAGTAATAACTTTTTCAGGGGTGCCATTTGCTCGTGCCTGCATTACTCTTTCGGTAATTTCAGGAAGAGTCGTGTACTTCATCTTCTTCTTGTCTTTATTTATCCTGTCTTTCAATGTGGTTGGCATCAACCCCCCTCTATCGTATTTTCGTCAAATGGTTCAGACTCTGCACCCGATGTACCCGGTCCCTGTCCACCTCTAGCTTCTCCTGCCTCTTTAATAATATCTTCAACACTGGTTGCTGTTGTGTTCCCTTGGTTATCAACAGGACTCCAGAATTTACTAGGATCATAGTTCCAGACTGCATCGTTGTATCCTGCTTCTTTTGAAAACATGCCTCTAGTGAGACTGATGTTATACTTAGCATCATCAAGTAACGTATTCAATTTAACTCTCAGGGAATCTGCTGTATCTTTGTCTGAAACAAAAAGGGGTTCAGTGAATTTTAATTCCCCATCTGTCATCTGTGAACCAATCAACTCATGTCTCTTGGTTAAATTTGCCATTGTTGCAATGGCCTTGAATTTTTGGAATACAGGATGCTTGGCTTTTTCAGTAACCTGCCCGTAGAAAAAGCCTACCTCTTTTTCAATCTTTGCCCATTCTTCGGGGTTGTTAATCATAGCAAGAGCTTCTTCAGCAGCACGGGCTACACCCATGTCACTCTGGTACTTCTTCAGGATGGATGCTGGTGCCTGTATCAACTTCTCCCCTTTATCGTGAAGTTTGGCATGAGCCTTTTTAAGTGCATTCATTGGGTCTTTGTCAAAAAGTAATCCCTTTATTTCATCCCGATCTTCTTTTGTGTATTTATCCCCATATTTATTGAAAAGCCTATCTATTTCATCCGTAATTTCAACTTTGGCATCATTGTTAAGTTCCTCAACATAGTTGGTCCAATCATTCTTGATTAATCGGCCTCTAGTGCCATCGGCCTTTCTTTCCACAAAAGCCACATCTTTTGGTAGATCACCCCCAAATTCTGCCATCCATTTTTCGGCTGGGACAAGGTTCCCTATTTGGGCATCTTCCCAGTTTTTATCCATCTGCCTTATTTTTCTATCATGCATTTCCTCTTCCATCTGCAACCGTGACTCACCCCAATTCATCTTCCTTCGTTCATTATCAACACGGATTTTCTCTCTCCTTTTATATTTATCCTGTTCGTTTATGTACTCATCTTTAGTCTGTTGAAGGGATGCTTGACGAACTTCCAACCCCCCTTCTGACACGAACTTTTTGTAAGCATTAGTGTCAATAGAATTAAGCACATCTTTCAATGCATTAAACCTCTCTTCTGCTGGTAACTCCATAATACCTTCAAGTTTTAATGGAGTAACCAAGGGCCTACCCTGAGCATCTTTACCTACTATCAGCTTGTCATATATATTTTTGGATACCCCCTCATAGTCAATTACTTCTGGGGTTTCACCTTGCTCAAAAGCCTTTAGCTTTTCCATTAGGGCATCATAGACTACTTTATTTGAAGAACCATACTCTATTTGTTCCCTTAAAGCATTATATGTAGGCTCATTAGCAGGGTCTAGATCAACAAGTCCATTGTAAACCCCCTGAACCATCTCAGGTGTTGCTTCTTCACCTTCTTTCAATCTGGGCACTGAGGTTTTGTAGGCTCCATTTTCAGTTACAATAAGGTTTGCAGATTTTGGATCATCAACAAATCCTATTGAAGGTTTATCTGCCTTTTCTTCTTCTACTGGCATTGCCAGCTTAGTTCCCATTTTATCAATGTAAAAAGGCACGTCACCATCTTGGGGGGTAACTTTTTGATATACGTCTGGGGGCAGCCCAAGTGTTTTCTTCTCTTCCTCTGTAACAAGTTTGTATTTATGTTTTGGCCCCTTTTCTTTTTTCTCTGCCAATCTTTTGTCAAGCAATTCATGGGCTTTAAGAGGGTTGGTATTGTAGATACTCATGTATCTTCTTTGTACTTCCCTGCTTAAACCACTTTCTATAAGCATTGCCTCAAATTCTGTCCTTCTGTCTCGTGCAATCTTTTCGTCTGCCTCTGCCTGTTGTTTAGCTTGGAGTGCTTCCTGTTCTGCTTGCTGACGTTCCAGCATTGCCTGCTGCTCCTGCTGGTTCAGTGCATCCTGCTGATAGTATCCCTGTATGCCAGCAGGGATGGCATGACCAATAGCCTGACCAAAAGACATAGGCATATACCTCGGCCCAGAGTGCCTAAGCAATGAAGCACCTGCCTGAAGAGCTGCCATCCTCATTGGGTCAAAGCCAGTCTCTTCTTCCTCTTCTTCCTCCTCTTCTGGTTCTTCAGGAGGATAACTTTCGTCATTAGAAAACCAACGAATATCCTTTTCTTCTGGTGCTAATAAACTATTTGTCATGACTATACTAATCCTCTAGGTGTGTATCTTGGATGAACTGGTGCCTGAGATGCCAGCAAACCGGGGAATGCAATCTGTCCCTGCTTAATGCTTAAAGCTGGAGCAGTCGGTGGCCTCATATCCTGTGCTGTGCCACCTTGGTTAGACAGTATCTCTCCCAGTTTTGCATACCCTGCTTTCTCAGACTTTGATAGACCTTTCTTCTTTTTCTTTTTTACAGTATCTTCTGGGGCAAGCAAACTCTCAGCAACTGGCATGCCAGCATGAGGAGATGGCCCATCAACGGGTCCTGCAACTGGTGCATGTCTACCCGGCAGTTGGGGTCCTGCTGCCATTGGCATAGACTGGTCAATGCTGGGGCCACTTTCTAAAGCATCCGGGCCTAGAGGTTGATCTAATTCTCCCATATTTAATTGTGAAGATTCGTCAGCTACCATCACCTCTGGTTCAGATTGTAATGCTGCCCAGCCCTCTCTCTGTTTAGCAGATTCCTTTTGCCAGTGAGGGTCTAAGGCCATACCGTGAGAGGGGGCATAAGCTGCTTCTGCACCTTCCTTGTGAGCAGTAGCACCTGATAACCAATCCATTCCTTCACCAACTTTATTTTTAATTTTATCCCACATCCCTTCTTCTTCTGCTGGCACATCTACTCTTTTACCAGAACTAGCAAATTCCTTTCTTGTTCTCTCTGCTTTATCCCTATCTTTCCTCATAATTTCAGCTACATCAGGGTTGCCTGTGTAATGCCCTTGTAGTGCTACACTTTTCCTTTCTTCAGGAGTTAGGAGTGCATCAGAAAAATCAACTCGATCCCTGCGGTGAAAGGAACCATAAGGGTTAGGCCCACCACCACTAGGAAGAGGCCCCCCAGCACCTAATCTATTAGCAAGCAATCCCTCCATGTTACGGTTTCTCATTGTTCTCATAGAATCCTCCTAAGCTAATAGTGATAGTGCAGCCCCACCAGCAGCTACATAAGGATTGCCCGTTGCCCCGTAAGCAGATAACCCAGCACCGAATGCTTCTGACAACGGGTTGCCCTTAGAATATGGATTTGTTGTCGTGCCAGACTGACCACCGGGAGCTGCTGCCACAATATTTGACATCCAACTGGCTTGGTTTTTGAGATGATCTCTTTGCCCCTTCCAATCTTCATAGTCAAAATCAAGCTGGTTCTGTGCCCGATTTTCTAGGTCTGCACCAACCTGAGACAGCATCCGGGTGTCTTGTACTCCGGCTGCTCTTGCACGGTCTGCTGCATCCATTGCAACATTCTGACCTTTCAGTTTTAGCTCTTCTTCTGTTAGATGTCTGTCTGCTCCTTGTTGCCGTCTTAATGCTTCTCGGCCCATGTCACTCTCTTTTCTGGCAGCAGCATCTGCAAATGCTTTGTCAAGATATTTTGTCTGTGCATCCATTATATTCTGGTTCCCTTCAGCTATTGCAGTGGCATCTCTCAAGTCACCTCTTGAACCAAATGAGCCACCAAAAGCCCCATGATGGTCCCTTTTGAGTTCATTGAGGCTTTGACGAATATTTCTCTGACCTCTTCTGCCCATTGCATCCAAGACTGCCGTTGTCTGATCACCCATATAGTCTTGTATTTTAGGTCCTTCCAGAAAAGATTGTCCTGCCACTTCTGGTGCTCCTGTAACCCCCTGTCCTGCTCTTTTTGCAGCATCATAAGTGGGTTGCCCTCCAAAACCGGCACGTGCACGTTCATGGGCTGCCAAGGTGTCTTTACCAGCATCGGCAAATCTCTGTCCTTCAAAACTCTGATATGGTTGAGCTGCTGCCTGTTCTGCCATTGAAAAAGTCTTGTCCCTCATCCTTTTAACTTCTGGGTCAAGCTCAACCTTTGAGGTGGATGTCTGTGTTCCTTGTCCTCCTCCTCCTCCAAGAAGCCCGGAGAGAAAGTAGCTTCTGAGGCCGGATTTAGTTTTCTTGCCAGCACCTCCCATACCCTTCAGGACCTTAGCTTCTTGTGGATTTATGAAAGCTGGGAACTCCCCCGGTGGAGCATTCCGTCTTAATACTTGTGCTGCTTGTTGTTGTGACATTGCCATATTGTCCTTCCTGTTAGAGTCTATTAAATTGCTGAACGATTTACTCCATGCTTCTGCTTGATTTGGGGAAACAAATTCTTTGTAATCTTTATTAACTAAAGCATACTGTTTAGCTTCCTCATCACTTAATTTTTTAAGTTTTCCATCAATCATTCTAATTGTAGGGTACAGAATCTCCTTTCCCCGATACTCACTGGATGTAGTCCTTACCGATTCATTATCTTTTGTCATTGGAGAATTGGGGTCCAATGCCCGTTGCATCCATTTATACATACGGATTTGTTGATGTTACTGGTCTGCCATTTGAATCTTCTGTTACCTGTGTTACACCCAAGGTGCCACTTGTAACCTTTAGCTTGTACCAGTTATTATTGCTTGTGTCTTTTAAAATAATTGAACCTGTCTCAAATACAGAATCCCTGTCTGTTTTCACCGTCACACTCTCCTCATCTATAACAAGAGAGGCAAGGTCATTCATGTAAACCCTGTCATATTCAAGTGGGGGATTGGGTAAAGGTTTCTGTGTTTTCATCTTTCTCCTGCTGCATTACCGTCAAACCTGATCTCTCCAAATCTCCACTCTTGGTCAAAAGGTGATTCCACCCTTAATAATGTCTGCCTGCCAGTAAACCTTGTGTCTGTGTACCCATCTGTTTCTAAATCATAAGGTCCCTTCACCAAGGGGTTGCTGTCATCTGGAGTGTTTGCCACTGTCACCTTCATACGGAGTCCTTTACTGCCAGCATCTGTGTCCGTTATAATCTGGGTAATATTCATCATTTTATTACCACCTCCCACTTCTATGGCACCAGTCTCTGCATAACATAAATGGGCCTCACTACTGACATTTGGATGAAGGTCGGTATCTATACCTTTGGCAATTACCCGTGACTGAGAAGTTGACAAAGCCGTAACATCGGCAGGTGCAGTTACATTACTCTCTCTGAGAATTGGTGTAGATTGTGTATCCGGGTCAAGTTCGTGCCTGTATAAATAACCATCCACTCCAGCAGCTACAGGATAACCCAGAGAGTCTGAGGATTCCCATGCTGACCTGTGTAACTCTCCAGTAGTCCAATGCTGTTCACGATAACTATATGTTACATACCTAGTGGGGGTACTGTCTCCTTCTTTTGGATAAAACCACGTTATCTCTCCAAATTCTGCATTGTGCCCTCCAGCTATTAACCCCTCAAGGTCGGTATTGATGTCACTGAATACATAGTCTGCCACATCACACTTTAACTCCTTTATATACCCCCCTGTATAACTCCAGAATCGTCCCTGTGACATCCAAGCCACAAAGTCGGCACTTCCAGCTACAGACTTAATTCCAAGGGCACCACCACCCTCTGTGAGTCTTTCGATCCCGTACACGTAAGGTGGTCCTAAATAGTTAGTTTTCCACACTGAATCAGTGAAAAATATAAGCACACCATATCGAGTTTTGAACCCCCCTACGATCTTCCCTTTTGTCTGTATTTCTATATCCCCGGCAGTGTTGTCAACGGCAGGAGTGAAGTTGAAACTCTCTGCATGTGACCATGCAATCTTTCTGCTGTTTCCACCAGCACCTATGCACATGATATGTCTCTCAGGAGTAACAAGCACACCAATATTATCTACTGGCACCCCTGATGCTCCCCCCACACCAGAGAGTAACACTGCATTTGTGGCAGTCTGTGTGCTGTTGTTGAACGAAAGACCTGATACATCTACAAACCAAATACTTCCCTCACCACTGTGGCATGCCACCAGATCATCACCAAAGTTATCCATCTGCCACACTGGGACAAAGTTATCTCTCCATGCATCAGCATCCTTCACATCAGGATCAACGGCAGGATACCTTGGAGTGCCATAGGTATCACCCCCGTCTGCTGTACCACCACTTCCGTTTAAATTACGATCACCACCATACTCAAGGGCACCATAACCCAGACCTGAAATTAGGAAATCCTGCTGGCTCTCAAAGTCAATGTTTGCAGCAGGAACACTGGCTGCCGTAGGAGTTATATCATAAATTGGAGCATTTGTGCCTGCCACCTGTGAACCATCCCAAAGCCTTAAAGACTGCACTGAACCAACTGCCAAGTATCTGGCACCGTTTGACAACCTCCATGAATGAAGGCCACGAATGGGATCGATTTCATCTGTAAATATCTCGGCAGTGATTACTGCTGCTGTGCCACTTGTATTTCCTGAAAGAACTATGGTTGGTACAGAAGTATATCCTGACCCCCCACTGGTGATATATACTGATGCCACACCACCACTGCTTAAAGTGTATGTGCCAGCAAAGCCACTTCCTCCTCCTCCTGTTGCTGAGAGGGTGCCATTACCTGAGTAACCTGTGCCAGCAGTAGTAATTGTTAATGACTTGACACCTTGTTTCTTTTTGATCTGTGTATCTGCCAATCTCTGCCATCCTCCTATGGGCCTCAAACGACCCTCAGAGAACCTGACTAAATTCCCGTCATACCAACGGTTCTTGGCTTGATACTGGGTGGCATTCTTATAAAAACCCGGTGGAATATCAATCGGTAGTAGAGGCATTATCTAGTATATCTTCCCACTTCTTGTATGGATGTTTTGCAATTATCTCACGGATATTCTGCTGGTCACTTTTTTTCTGCCTGATAGACATGTGCTTTGTGACCTGTATTGTTTCGTATTCTTCTATGTCGGATTCACAGGTGGTATCATCGTGTTGCATTTTTCTGTCAGCACCTTTGTTAAATCAATCCTCGTTATCTTCTCCTGACCATCCAC